ATCATATGGTGATATGCGAGAAGTGCTTGCAGAATGGTTAAACACTGAAGGAATTTCTGGGTGGATGGAGAAAGAAAGAAAGCCATATTGGGATATCTTCATAGAAGATGAATTTGCCAATGGAAAAATAAAAAAATATTTCGATGATGCTATGCGTGAAGAATTTGCAAAAATAGGTGCAATAGTTAATTAGGGGAACAGTTCTCCTAAAGATAGGAGGTAATATGGCCGATGGTTCAAACTATACTGTTTTACTAAAAGCTGTTATTGAAAAAATAACACAACAACAAATAAATAATAGCGCTGCTGGTTTAATGCCGATTACTATAAAGACCAAAATTGATGATACTGGGTTAAAAGAAACTAGTAAGACTATTAGTAGCGTTACTAGTGGTTATAAAGTAACGGAACAAACAATAAAAAAAATAAACGCAGAGGGCGAAGAAACTATTACCCAAATAAAAACTCAAAAAAATTTAGTTGGGGAATTAACTGCTGAACAAAAACAACAATATCAACTATATCTTTTAAAGGGTAGACAACTTAAAGAAGAAGAAAAAACACAAGCTAGAATTGCCGCTGAAATTAAAAAGGCCGCAAATGAACAGCAAAGAAAAGCTGCTGCATCTCAAAAATCAGCAACAGCAACTGAAAAAGCTGCCTCTGCACAAAAGAACATAGCCAAAGATTTGGGCAATAATGTTTCTAAAGTTATGCAATGGGGCATAGCAACATCTGCTGTATATGGTAGTTTACAAGAAATTAGGAAGGCTTTAGAGTACATTGTTGGGCTAAATAAAGAATTGACAAATATTGGATTGGTAACTGGTCAAGATCAGGGTCAACTAACTGGTATGTCTGGACAATTTAATGCAATGGCTAAAGAATTAGGGGCTACAACTCTTGATATGGCTGAAGGCGCGACGACTTGGATCAGGCAGGGCAAGAGTATGGCAGACACGATGGAACTTTTACGTGTCAGCACAATGCTTAGTAAATTAGGTAATCTTGAGGCTAGTGAAGCAACTGAAAAATTAACCGCTGTGATGAACGGTTATAGGTTAGAAACATCAGAAGCAATAAAAGTTACAGATACTTTGATCCAACTCGATAATACGCTGGCCACAAGCACACAGGCTATCGTCGATGGCATGTCAAAAGCATCAAGTATGGCAAATGCCGCTGGAGTTTCTTATCAAAATCTAGCAACCTACATTGGCGTGACGCAAGCCGTAACTCAACAGGCTGGCGATACTGTGGGACAGGCGTATAAAACAATTTTTGCCAGATTCCAACAAGTAAAAGCTGGTGCTAAGATTTTTGAACAAGATGGTGAAATTGAAGATATAAATAATGTTGAAAAAGCATTAAAATCTCAAGATATAGCAATAAGAGATTCTGTGGGTAGTTTTAGAGAACTTGATGATGTTTTGCCAGAAGTAGCGGCAAAATATAAAGAACTTATGGACGCTGGTCGAGATGTTGAGGCTGGTCAAATCATGGGCGCAATTGCTGGTAAACATAGAATGCCAGAATGTATGGTGACATACAGACAAAGCGTAATTCTTAATTTTGTTTAAGAATTAAATATTGTCAGAATGCAACTATATCGGTCAAAGTCTATCGCAAAGAAGAGACCGAAGAAAGACTTATTAATAAAATTTAATAAAATCTGGAAATAAAAAATAAAGAGGTACAATGTTATCAGAAGAAGATATTGAATTTGTAAAAAATAATTATTTAAAAATATCTACTGAGGAAATTGCTAATCACATAAATAAATCAATTTGGACAGTTTACGGAATAGCAAAAAAATTAAATATAGGAAACTTCAAATGGACAGAAGAAAAAGTCAATATATTAAAAAAATATTATGTAGAAAAAGATTGGGATTTTTTATTTGATGTATTAGGAACAAATAAAAAAAGTGTTATATTTGGTAAGGCATGTTCATTAGGTTTGCACAAAAGAGTTATTTGGACAGAAGAATATGATAATGTTATGAAAAAATATTATCCATCTTCTAATTTTGAAGAAATTTTTTCTAAAATTCCTAATGTAACTAAAGCTTCAATGCAACATAGAGCAACTGAATTAGGAATAAGATGCGATATTCATTATTGGTCAGAAGAAGAAATACAATTACTTAGAGAAAAATATCCATATTATCCAAATAAATATCTAAGCGATATATTTTTACCAAATAGAAATGCTGTTTCTATCAATCAAATGGCCATGAAATTAAATTTGAAAAAGGATTCATCTCAAAATAATAAAGTTTTTGTTCCAGAAAAAATGATAAGCGATTTAAAGGATTTGGGGGCAAAATTAGGCAGAACTCCATCTATTGATGAGCTTGTTTTTTGTGGATTACCATCTGATAAATCATATGACAGATATATTGGAGGATATAAAAAAGCCTGTAATTTAGCTGGACTAGAAGTTAATGTTTCTCTTTGGGGAAGTGCTAAGATATATTTTTCTAAAAATAATGATGTTTGTTATTCTCATTCGGAACTTGTATTGACTAATTTTTTTATTGATAATAATATACCGTATGAAAAAGAAAAACTATATAGAGAAATATCTAATGATCTTAGATGTGGCACAAAAAGAATGGATTGGTTTTTGGGTGGTGAATATGTGGTTGAATATTGGGGATATCCAGATGTAAAAGATTACATTAGTGGTATAGAAATAAAACAACAAATATGTTTAGACAATAATTTAAAAATGATAGAAGTAGTAAGAAAAGATATAAGAAAACTTCCAGATGTTTTCGAATATTTTATTAATAAGTATCTCTAACGACTGCTGGGAGCGTTTAGTAATAAACGTTCTGAAGTTGCAAATCTTAATTCAAATTAAGATTAATATACAGTCTGCTCTACGACTATTAGCGAATGGAATATAAATCGTAGAATTAGGAAGAAATCCCTAATCGCCATATTATAAATATGGTCAGTAGCCAAATTCTATTTGGTGAAAGCAACAGTTTTGGGTTCGTCAGGTCAACATGTTACAAAGTCTATTTCAAAATTGGGATATAGTAAAAAAATCTCAAAATGAAGTGGCCGACAGTATGGGTTTGACCACAGATAGATATCAAATTTATATGGAAGGCCTTGAAGCTACAATAAATAAATTCAAAGCTGCTTGGGAAGAGTTATGGATGAAAACCATAGCTTCTGATTCCATAAAAGCGACAATAAAATTTGGTACAGCTATTGTTGAATTGGTAACAAGACTTGGTGGTATAATACCCGTATTAACTACTATTATTGGTCTTATTGTTATTTTACAAAAAAATGTTATAGCAGCTAAAGCAATTTCTGCGATAGATAAAATTACTGCCTCTATGAATAAGTTAAAAATGGTAACAGTAATGACAGAAGCAGAAATGAAGGCATCCAACGCCGCTATGGCTACAAGTTGGATTGGCATTGCAATAATGATAGTTGGTGCAATTTGGTCTATTATCGAAGCAATTCCAACCTTAGATGAGCGTATCCAATCTTCCATAGATAAATTGAATGAATATTCAGATACGGTAAAATCTCTTAGAGAATCAAAAGATTCTGTCAAAGAACTTTGGGAAGAGATGGACAAATTAAATGCCCAATCTAGTCTAACATCAGATGAACAAGAGCGCTTAAGAGATATCCAAAATGAACTCAAAGAAATAGTTCCGCAACTTGCTGGCGCTTATGATGATGAGGGTAATTTTCTCATTGATGTAAATGCCGTTATGGTTACTTATATAGGACTTTTGCAAGATGAGATAGAAAAAAAACAAGAATTAATAAGACTTGAAGCAGAAGAAACCGTAGATGATTCTGTAAAAAAATATGAAAAAGAATCAGAAAAACTTCAAAGCTTAATAGAACAGCAAGAAGCTTATACTAAAGCCAAGGCTGAATATGATGCTATGACTTATCTAGAGATAGCTGCCAATAAAGTCCAGATGCCAATGAGTTTGGTTGATGAAAAACAAATAGCAGAACAAAAGGCCGTAGTTGATGAAACTGCAAAAGCTTTGGAAGAATTATATTATAAAGTTGGTGAAGAATCTCAAGATTCTATAGAGAAATCTTTGAGAGCTATGGGAAAGTGGAACGACAGCATATTAAATATTGCAAATAATGCTGATGATACTGTGACCCCAGTTGAAGAATTGGCTAAATCTTTTGAACAATTGGCCGATGCTTCTGAAAAATCTTATAAATCGTTAGAATCTTCCATTACTTCATTAGCATCAATAGAAAAAAGTTATAATGATAATGGCGAAATAACTCTAGCGCAAGCTAGTCAAATGATTGACTTGGGTTATGCCGAAGCCTTGATGATAGATACAAAAACTGGCAAGCTTGGTATCAATATGCAAATTGTACGTCAGCTTATTATTGAGAATGCAAATTTGGCCGCTAGTGATGCCCAGAAAGCTTACGCTTCTGCTATTAGTGAAAAACAAACTGATAAAGAAGTTGCTGCGTTGTATAAAAAATGGCAAGTAACTAAAGCTATTGCTGATAATTTATCATCATTACCACAGGCAAATTTTAGTTTGGCATCTTATGCTTCTGGTGTAAGTTCCGCAACATCAGCCACCAACAAACTTACAGACGCTAAAAAAGCCGCCTATGAAGCAGAAATAAAAGGATATGAAGCACAGAAAAAAGCTCTTGATAATCAGAAAAAAGATTTAGAAAAACAAAAAGATGCATATAAAGACATCATAGATGCAATGAAAGAAAAGCTTCGTATCCAAAAAGAGACTGATGATTATAATTCTGAACTAGAAGATAAAAATAAAGAATTAGCAGATATTGATAAAGAATTATTAGAATTACAATTTGATAATAGTGAAGAAGCTAAAGCTAAACGTCTACAACTTGAAGCTGACAAAGCTGAAAAAATTGAAGAAATAACTCAATTTCAAGCAGATAGAACTTATGATATTCAAATGGATGCTTTAGATGCTGAATATGAAGCGTATGCTAAAATGATTGATCAACAACTTGCTGGAATTGATTCTATGATAGCTGGCTTTGATGCTATGATATCTAAAATCAATGAAATGATTGATGCTTTAGGAAAATTAGCGAGTGCTGGCGGTGGAGGAGGCGCATCTTCTTCTCCTACTACAACTCAACATGGTAAAAGATGGATATCTACTGGATATATTCCAGAAACTCATATAGTTTTACCAAATGGTCAAATTCAAACAAGTGGTGGTAAAGATAGTGGTTATTGGCAATATTATCATAATGGTGGTATTGTAGAATCACATCATGATGGTGGATTTGCTGGTGGTATAAAACCAAACGAAGTGTTTTCTAAATTACTTAAAGGCGAATACGTTTCTACTGAAGCACAAATGAAAAATTTCTTATCTGATATATTGCCAAAAATGATGATTGGTTCTAATTCTATGATTCAAAATAAATCTGGTGGCGGTGATATTTCTATCACTATGCCAATCACAATAGAAGGAAATGCAGATGAATCATTATTACCAAAAATTAAAAATATGGTATCTGAAGTAATATACGAAGGTATGAAAAATAAAGGTTATCGTAGAAATGTTAATAGTTATGGAAACGTTTAATTATCGTGGGGAGCGTAAAATCTCCCCACAAATATTTATGAAGGAGGTTATATGAGCTTTTACGGGCGCACGTTCATTTACGACGGAATCCCAAGCGAATTATACTCCCTTAGAATCTTAGATTTTGAAGAAACTGGGGGAAAGAATAATAGCCCAGCGGGTTCAGATGTACAAATAATGCAAAAATGGATTTATAGAAAACCTAGAACTTATCATTTTGGAAACTATCAAAATACCCCTATTGAATTTGATATTACAATAGGAAGCTTAGACCCAATTATTGGAGTTGATCGTAGTAGAATATCAAAATGGTTACTTGGTCGTGGTTCATTTTTAAAATTTATTATTTGCCAAGACGATATACAAAATGAATATTTCAATACTATTTTTACTTCTGCCACAAATATATATGTTGGCAATGTCCAAAGAGGTGTTAAACTTCATGGCGTGACTGATGCCCCCTGGGCATGGACTATGCCAAGAACATTGTCATATAGTTTTTCTGGTAATGAAATTAAAAACTTTGAAACTACATTTTATAACGATTCTGATGATAACGGATATTTGTATCCAATCACTGAATTTTCTCTTAATTCTATTGGAAATAGTTTTTCCATCCAAAATTACAACGATAATAATAGAATATTTTCTTTTACTGGAATGACTCCAAATGAAACTGTGACTATAGATAATTATTTACAAACGGTGGAATCGGACACAGGATTATTGCGTCTCTCCAACTTCAACAAGAGCTGGTTTCGGCTAGTTCCTGGGGAAAATCGGCTTAGAATAATTTCTGGCATAGGAACTTTTTCTATGATTTATTCTTTAGCAAGAAAAATTGGTACATAGAAATGAAAAAAGAAAAAATAAGTGGAATTTATTGTATAGAGAATACAGTAAATAATAAAAAATATATTGGGTATGCAAAAAATATATCTCATAGATGGTGCATACATAAAAGTGAATTAAAGGGCGGATATCATACCAATAGATATTTACAACATGCATATAACAAATACGGAGTTGACAATTTTAAATATTATATTATACAAGAATTAGAGGATGATGCGCAGTTATTAAAGAGTATGGAAATATATTGGATTTGTTATTATGGTGCATATGTTTTGGATGGTGGTGGATATAATTTGACTAGAGGTGGAGAAGGGCATCTTGGAGATAGCCCTTCAGAAGAAACAAGGAAAAAACTTTCAGAAGCTAATAATGGAGAAAAAAGTTTTTGGTTTGGAAAACATCATACTGAAGAAACTAAAAATAGATTATCTGAAAATGCAAAAAATATGTCTGATGATATAAAAAAGAGAATATCAGAATCTTTAAAGGGTAGAAAAGCTTCAGAGGAAACTAAATTAAAGATGAGTATTTCAAATTCTGGAGAAAAAAATAGTATGTTTAATAGAAAACATACTGAGGAAAGTAAAAACAAAATATCTGAAAAATTATCATTCAAAAAAATGAATATAGAATCTTCAAGTTATCATGTTGGAGTTTCTTTTAATAAAAAAAAAGAAAAATGGTATTCATGTATAAGATTTAATAGAGAAAATTGCCATTTAGGCATATTTGATACTGAACAAGAAGCTATCAATGCATATAATTTTGCATTAGATGAAATAAAAATGGGAATTTTTGTAAAAAAAAGAGGTATTACTTCTAGATGTACTAAGGAAAAAATTTTAAATATAAAAACCTTATTAGATCAAGGGTTTAGTGTAGTTGAAATATGTGGTATTATAAAGGCAAGCAGAAGCATAGTGTATAAAACTAAAAATGGTGGTTTTGATTGTATTTATAATCTTTCAGAATGGTCGGAGGTGACATAAAATGATTCAAGAATTTGACTATTTTGGCCACCAAGAATCTCCTACACTTATCTTGTGTAATCCCGACAAAACTCAGCTCGTATCTTTGGGGTCAGTCTATGACCGAAAATTATCACAGCGTTTTAATTCCTTGTCAGAATTAACTTTTACAGCCCCTTTTATGATAGATGGCGTACAAACGCCATATTATGATTTATTAGAATATAGGCGTTTAATTTACATTGAAAATTTTGGTTATTATATGATAACTGGGGTAGAAACAGAAGATAATGGCGTACTCAAGGAAAAGAAAATAACATGCAATAGTTTGGAAGTTGAGATGGCTACTAAGAAAATAGTTGGGTTACGTGGAACCTTTAAATTTTACGATGTAATCCCAACATCTGGTTCTCCCGCCTTATTGAATACTTTACTAAGTTATCTTCCAGGATGGAGCGCTGGTTCTATTGATGCTGGTGTCGCTACTTTATATCGTACTTTTGACGTATCAGATTCTACAATATATAATTTATTGATGGAAGATATATCTAATGCATATCAATGTATATTTACATTCGATACAATAAATCAATTGATAAATGTTTATAGCACAACTAATGCAACTACTGCAACTGATATTTATATGTCGTTCAACAATCTTATAGAAAAAATAAATATAAAAGAAATAACTGATGAAATAGTAACCGCATTAACTGTAAAAGGTGCTGGAAATCTTTCTATAAATACTGTGAATCCATTGGGAACAGATACAATCTATAATTTTGATTATTATAAAAATATCAACTGGATGTCTCAAGGATTAATTGATGCTATTGATGCATGGGAATTGCTAGTCACAAATAACCAAGCAACCTATGCTGGTTTATTAACAAACCTAATGACTTATAATTCAACATTAATAACCCAACAATCTACATTAGTTACATTAGATGGAGAATATAAGTCTCTTGAAAATATCAAGTTTGCACAAGCACAACAAGGAATAGATTTAACGTCAATAAATGCTCAATTAGCCGCAAAACAAGTTGAAATAAATAATGCAACTACTGCAATATCACAGACTCAAACTCTAATAACAAACGTAACAGCACAACTAGTTACAATAAATGAATTAGTTTGTTTTGATTGTAATTTTACACCTGCACAACTTATTGAATTAGATAAATTTATTATTGGTTCTACATATCAGAATAATAATTTTGTAGAAACTGATATAATGACTTATCCAGAAATTCAAGCACAGGCTCAAGATTTATATGACCAAGCTATGAATGTTTTAATAAAAGTTTCAACCCCAAGATATGAATTTTCTATGGATGCAGTTAATTTTACTGCGTTGCCAGAATACCAAATATTTATTGATCAAGTTGAATTAGGGTGCGTTATTACACTTGATTTAGATGGTGGATTAAATTTATTTGAATCTAATTATGTTTATACCAGTGCAAGTAGTTTATTGATTTATCCAGTTTTACTTGGCATTGATATGAATCTTGATGATCCAACTGAATTTAGTTTAATATTTAGTAATAGATTAAGACTTGACAATTCTTCATTTCAATTAACTGATTTATTTGGGGAAACCAATAAGGCTGGGATTTCAACTAGTTTCAATTCTGAACAATGGGGTTCGTGGACAAATAATTATCGTGATAGTGTTTCTACATTTATTACCTCTAGTTTAGATGCCACACTTAATAATATTGTTAGTGGAAGTAACCAAGACGTCCTTGTTGATCAAACTGGTATTAGAATTAGAAAATCTACTGGCGTTGACACGTATGATCCACAACAAATTTGGATGAATCAAGGTGTTATTGCTTTTACTAAAGACAATTGGAATAGTGTAGAAGCGGCTTTAGGCAACGTAACTACTGGAAGTACTACTAGCTACGGCCTTATTGCGAATACCATCGTGGGTCGTTTATTAGCTGGCAATAACTTAACAATAACCAACGAAAACAACACATTCACAGTCGATGGTCTTGGAGCCACATTAACAAACGCCACACTTAATATAAATTCGTCATCTGGCAATGGCCGTATGTTTTTAGACCCTACAAATGGCATAAAAATACAAAAAAATGTTGGTGGCACATGGAAAGACCAAATGTCAATGGATAAA